TTGTTTCCTCCTTATTTATATGTTTACTTTTATTTTCATTGTTGGGTGCTCTAATCATCTCTATTGCCCTCCTTTATTTACTAAATTCTGTTACCAGCTCATTTAATTTATTTTCAAATTCTGTTACATCTTTCGTATATGTTGCCTTATTTGCTATATATGCCTGTGCATTAGCTATGTTGCGGTTTATAGACAAACCATTCTCTGAGATTGTAGCATTCATATACATAATATCTGTAACTGCACCATTCTCCTCTACACTGCTTGTTCCATTTAATGTTATAGATTTGTTTACGTTTAACATTTTTTACCTCTTTCTACCACTTCTGTGGATTTATTAATATTATTTTTATACCCAGCTTGCACTTCCCCAATGGTAAGAAGCAATAATTGTATGGTCCACATATATTCTCAAATATGCACCATCCCAATCAAGCCCAATTTCATTTTTCGGTGTTCTGTTAAGAACTGCACCACACCATCTTCCCCAGGTCGAATGATAAAGGTTAAAAGCATTGGTTCTTATTCCACCTATTACAGACAAAGCACAATCGTTATAATAACTTGTACCGCTATTACATATTTGCACATATCCTTTTCCTATTTTTGTATATGCCGTGTTATTTGGCTTATGCCATAGCTCAATTCCATCTCTTAACACGCTTACTTCTAATCCAGCTAAACCATACATTTTTATTCCTTTACCACTTTCAACATTAAAGCTCATTTCTCCGTCATTGGTGACGTGCCATAATGAATTTAACGTGGAGGGCGAAGCCCCTTGCGTAGCTCCTTTTTGAATTGAAAAAATCCAATCTCCAGTATTTTTAGACCCTTGAATATACACACGTCTTAAATATCCGTCTGGAGCAAGATAATCATTTTTAAACGCTTCGCTGGTTATGTCCCAACAGGCTATTTTCCCACTTGTGCTTGTAATACCTCCTGTACTGGATATTTTAAAATACTTGCTATCCCACGTTCCTGTTGCCAGGTTGAGCATCATTCCCGTGCTGTTTGCAACATAATTAGAGCTTTTAAGCACTCCAGCTGTAACCGTTCCTAAGTTTGCGGATATTGCAGACAATGTAGATACACTTAACTCTGCCGCAGTGATTGAATTAGCGGCTATCTGATTGGCTGTTATTGTCTTAGAAGCTATCTTCGCGGCTGTAACTGCATTGGCAACAATCTTTTCTGTTGTTATTGCATTTGCCGCTATTTTTGCCGAAGTTATGGCACTAGCTGCTATTTTATCTGCATTAACTGCGCTTGCCGCTATCTTTTCTGTTGTTATTGCATTTGCCGCTATCTGTGTTGCTGTAACACTGCCTGTATATATCTTTCCACCATTAATCAGGGTCTTATTATTTGCAGCACACCAGCTTGCAATTGTAGATCCTTTAGCCTCCGCATAATCATTTTGGGGAGATTGGGTAGGTTCAAGATATACCGTGTAACCTGCATTTCTTGCTATATTAGTTTTAACAGTATATATTGTTACGTCACTTTTATTAGGCGTATAAAGGTAATATCGTGCCCCACCACGCAACATAAAGTATATCTGGCTATGTTGTTGTACCTGTCCTACAAATGCAGGCATTTTATTACAAAAACGATAATTATTTTCCTCCAAATAACCAGCGGCATCTGTTGTTCCCCAGCCACTTGCTAATACTCTTAAAATAAGATTGCAAGTAAAACCTTGATTATGCGTAGACCATACAGGTTTAGAACCGCTATTAAGCTGAACATTACATTCATAGTTATATAAACCGTTATATGGTATAGCTGCATTTATTAATACGGGATAGTATGTATCCGTATTATATTTTGCGTCTCTTAAATCTACAGTTATCTGATATCTTTTCTTGGCGGCGGCTATATCATTCTGCGTACCAGCATCAAGTTTTCCAATTACAATCGAACCTGAAGCTATTCTGTCTGCAGATATATAGCCGCTTGTAATCTTTCCTGCATCCATATTGGCAATCTTGGCATTCTGTATTGTTGCATCTGCTATTAGGGCATTGGTTATAGAAGCATTCGCTATGGCATTGGTTCCAAACTGCCGCAATACCCAGCTTTTACCATCGAAGTAATACATCTTATTAGAATCTGCTGTATTAAACCATATATCATTAGTTTTTCTACTCTCCGTTGAAGGGGCTGTTACCTGATAAAATACTGTATTCTTGCCATCTGCTGTAAGCTGTGCTCCTTCCGCGGTCTTAGAAGCCGCCGCTGATAAAAGTTTAGCCGCTTCCGCCGTGCTTAATGCACCAGCCGCATTTGTATTAGCTGTATCTGCCTTTTGTGCTGCATTTTCTATATCTTTGTCTGTTGTATTCATCCAGTCAGTGACATCTGTTCCAAACTTGGATGTATCTATTGCTCCTTCAGCTATCTGCTTACCATTAATTGTTCCTACCGTGATATTGGCAGCCTTAAGGTTTATTACCTCGATGTTAGCGGCATCTATAGTTCCACTTGTTATTTTATTAGCAGTTAAATCTACTATCTTAGCATCTGTTATGCTTCCGTCTGCAATTTGAGCTGTACCAACTGCACCTGTGTCTATCATTGCTGTCTTTATAGAGCCAGCTTCGATATTACTAAGCTTTATGTTAGCGTATCTTAAATCTGCAACATCTGCTTTAAGATAATTAGCCTTTATATCAATTATCTCTGCACTTACAGCATCAATTTTCTCTGCTGTAACAGTATTAGCCTTAACCCAGTCAGCATCAACTTTCTTTGCTATTAATTCCTTTGCCAATATCAAATCAGAATATATTCTCTCATTCTGTTGTGTTGTCGGTCCTTTGAAGTCCATTTCGGTCTCTACTTCTGTCTTTCCATAAGATGTAACAGTCATAGCCATACCGCCATCATATTCCTGTACCAAATTCATAACCGGTATTTTATATTCACCAGTGCCGTCATTGGCAGTTATAACATCCCACGGATCCAGACGTATGTCTCCAAGCGTCCTTAATGAAGCTCCTCTATAAGCAAACCCTTTAATACCCTGATATATCTGGCTTAATCTGTCTGCTGTCATAAACGGATTGGAAAATGTTATCCCAAGCTCTCCGCCGCCCTGCGTTAATTCAGTCTGATTATCGACATTACAGTTTAAATAATCCAAATGAAAATCACTTTCATTGTGTTCAAGTGATATAATTCTTGCTTTACCTACTGAATATTCACATTCTTTATACCACTTAATAACAATAGTTCCAGTTCTATCTACACAAGCAAATCCACCCTTTAACGAAGCTATATAGCCTATCATTTCCCTGTATGTATATCCAACTGGCTTAGTCTGTATCATTATGTCATCCAGACCACTTAAGTCTGCTGGAACACCACAGCTCGCACTTATCTCATTTAAAACCGAAGCAGCACTTGCTGGATATATCAGATTGGATATATATAGTCCTATAGTCTTCATCATTCTGTCATATGCTGTAAATGTCGTTGTTGCCTGATCACTTTGTGGGCGCTCTGCTGTGAAAAAGCCAAGTGGAATATATTCATACTTTCCACTTGGCAGCTTTAAACCTATCTCTACTGGTATCTCTGTATTTTCAAATAATTCGTCTATCTTTTTAATAGTAATTTCTATCTTTGCAGATACAGCCGCTCCTAGCTGTAAAGCTTCATCAGCCGTACTTGATGTTTCATAGCTCAATTTTTTGAACTCGGAATTAAACCACCGTCCATTAATCTTAAGCCTTGCCTCAAAAGTCCTTGATGGACTTCTTATTGTTTCTTTAAAAGCTTCTGTTACGTTGTTATACATATGTTTACTCCTGTATCATAAACTCTATTGCTGTAATATCTTCTAATGTAGTTCCATCATATCCCTCTGCATCACATTCATTAACATCTTCCAGCTTAATCATATGCACATCAAGTTCTGTTTCAATGTTATACATTTCATCAATTTCTTTAATCACCTCCTGCTCCTTGTCTTCTGCAAACTTGTAAGAGCCATCTTCTACGACTGCATTTCCATTTTCATCCTTTAAAGCATTTTCCTTTAATAATCGCGTTCTTTCAGCGTTATATACCTCTAATTCTGCCAATAACGCTTTAAGATTTTTAGCAATTGCATAATTGACCTTAACTGGCCAATGTTTCTTTGAATTCTGTAACTTCTGTAATTCTGCTGCACATCTGTCAATCTGTTTGATTGTAAATTTCATATTATAAATCTCCTTTATTGTTGAATAATAGATACACTTGCACTTCTGTAATAGAAAATACCATCATCAAGCTCCCCTATTACTTCCTTGCTTAGTGTACCTCTGTAACTTGTTATTGTTATATCCTGTCCATCATCATGAAATGTTATTGGGAAGAATCCGGCAACAAGCTTATTCTTAATAAGAACCAACTCATCTTCCTGAAGAACTCCCCAGGATATAGATAAGGTCTTCTTTTCAGCAACTACATCACCTAACATTGTTCCGTCAAGTGCTCGTCCCGTTGAAGAAGACCATATTATCTCATCATCCACTTTGATGGACACAGGAGCCGGAAGCTCCTGATTGTCGCATCTTAGTATCAATTCATCACATCCTTAATGTATAATCTCACATTTTCCTGTCTGCTTTGTATGTTCGTTTATCTTATCAACTACATACTTCTTAAGACTCTTTCCATCTAGCTGTATATCAAGATCTAATGTTTCCAGTATCTTAAGAATCTGCTTAAGAATACTTATAGCTTCGGCTAACAGTTCAGCACTGGATGCCATAGCTGCTGCCTTCTGTGCCATATCGATAAGCTTATCCTCTGGTGCTACAACTTCTCCCTGGTGTTTATTATCACCAATCATTGCAAGCTGTGGTGTGTTTGGCTTTACATATCCACCTTGTGCAAGGTATGGAATGCTGCCAAAACCAACTTCCGGTAAATCAAACCCGAAATGGTCACCACCTATAACCGGTACCCAGTCAGGCACATCAAAACTCAAACTATTTACCTTACGAACCATCCAGTTAATACCACTTTCTAATCCGTCAAGCATACCATTTATAAGTCCGATTACCATATTAATAGGTCCTTTGGCTATATCTGCTATCATTGAGAATATATCGCCAAATGTATTAACAATATCATTCCACGCATCCGACCAGTTGCCGCTAAAGACATCTTTCACGAATACCAATACATCATCAAAGACTGATAATACATCCTTGATAATATCCATTACATTTCCAAACTTTTCCGTTGCAATATCTGATATCCAGTCCATTACAGGTGCTAATTTTGGAATAACATTGGTTATTATCCAGTCGATAACCGGTTTTAATATGTTTTCCCACAATGCTTTAATAACATCTGCAACGTGGCCTATAATGTCAATTACCTTTGTCATCAAAGGTTCAATGTGTGAGCTCCATATTTCTTTCAGTTTGTCAGCTATGTTGTTAAGTACTGGAACGAAATATGTATTATATACATCTAACAGCTTGCCAAATGTATCACTAAGACCTATTTTTACAGTGTCAAATAATGGTGAGATATGCTCATCATACATCTGTACAGCTTTATTACAGGTTTCTTCAATTACAGCCGTTATCTCATCTAGTACATTCCTAATAGGTTCCAACGTTGATTCAAATGCCTGCTTGATTTTATCTGTATTTTCTACAATCGGGTCTACAAGCGTTGAAATCAAATCTGCCACGAATTGGTTACACAGGGACACTATTGTGATAAATGGATTAACAAAAATTGCTATCAAATCAGCAGATATTCCCTGTGCTGCATCGCCTCTGAATATTTCAGATATTTGTGAAAGGAACTCTGAAAAATCACCAATCTTATTCCACAATACAGCCCTCGCATCAAACATTTCAGATAATCTTATCTTAATAAAATCCTTATTAGATGATAAATATTTATCTATTCCACCTAACAGATTCTCACTTATTGAAGCACCAATATTTACAAAAGATCCTGTTATTCTACCCGCATTCATTACTATGCTGTCAAAGTAATTCTTCGCAGAAGCAACTACATTTCTATCTGTAAATATATCTATAAGACTATCTTTAATGCTTAAAAGCAGTTTTCGCTGTCTCTTGATGCTTTTCTCAAAGTCAGTACCTAAACCTTTTTTTAAGCCTTCCTTGAATGTTGTAGCAATATCTTCTATTATCCGCTTGAACTTGTTAAGTTCATCTCCCGCTTTTCCAATTTCATTAGATACATTAGTATCCATTCCGGATACTGAACCCGATGCTGTGCCAGTACCTGATGAACCAGACAAACTGCTATCATCTGTTGGCTCTGTCAGCTTATTTATCTGGTCGAAACCTGCAAGTGATTTTTCTATATCTTTGGCTGTCTTCTTAGCAGCACTTCCAATATCGCTTACATTGTCTGCGGCACTGCCTGCATCTGCTCCAATCCCTGCTATATCCGAACTTATCGAACCCATAGAGGCTGATATATCTGCCCCTGTTAGCAACTGTACAAAGTTAGCAAATCCATCTGCAACCTTCTGTAATCCTGCCAGCAGGCTGTTAAAACCTCTTAATATAGGTGTAAACAATGCTATGAAGCCTTTACCAAGAGAGGCCTTTAACTGCTCAAATCGTAGTGAAAGTATTCTTGTCTGGTTCGCCCAGGAGTCCTGTGTCTTAACAAAATCTCCTGTGGCATTAGATAAAGCACTTGTAACGTACTGATAACGCAGCATTAATTTTTCCTGCTCTGTCATCTTGGCTGTAGTTTTACCAAAACCATTATTAAGAGCATACTGGTCTAAGTTAGTCTGAGTCATTATTACACCTAAATCCTTAAGTGTCTCTGTCTCTCCAGTCCATATAGACTTAAGCTTTGTATATGCCTCGTCCGTTCCAAGATTGTAAAATGATGCAACATCACCGGTTAATCCTGTAACATTTTCAGCCATATTAAGTGCCGCTTTACCTGTGATACCCATAGCATTACTCATCTGGCCAAACACACCCATGTACTTCTTGGCCGATAATTCCGATAAGCCAAAGTTAGTCATAGCGTTGGAAGCCCACTGGTCTGCCTGCCAGCTTAAATCCTTAAATGCTGTATCAACAACATTCTGCACTTCTGTTACATTGGAACCTACTTCTATGCAGTCTTTCGTGAACTTAGTAACTGCTGCTATACTTAATCCTGCTGCTATCTTCTTACCAAACCCAGAAAAGATAGTTGTTGCCTGCTTAGCTGCCTTATTAGAAGCTCCTGTAAGCTGATTAACTATCTGTGAACTATCTATTCCAAGTTCCAGAGCTATCTGACCTACTGTATCTGACATTCGCCCTCCTTTCTGACACAATTAAAAAGCTGCCTACTTCTTTGAGTAAGCAGCCTTAAAATCTCTTTGTAATCGTGTCCAATGTTCTATATACTGTGGTGTTCCTACCACTCTCTTATTACGTTTCAGAAGCCAGTCATTGTGTATCTTCTTCTGTTCCTTAGTAAAGTTCCTTATGACTTTCATATCTTTTTCTGCCCTTATGCTCACCACTCTGCCAAGCGGTGTCTCTGGCATTATTCCAGATAATAAAGAACAAAATTCCGCCCAAGACATATCATCTTCCGTTCGCAATCGTATGCCATACTGTGACAGGAAGCTTGACTCTATCAATTCCCAGTCATCATATATGTCATAATATATTTCACTGTGAGGGTGTATTCTCCTCTCCATATGTGCCTGTGGCAACACCCATTATTGCATTATACATTTCCTTATATTCTGGAAGCGGTAAGTCCATAGCCTCAATCTTATCTGCTGCCTCTTTGCCAATAAGCATTTCAAGAGCCTTTGTTATAAATCCCATTCCGTTGTCACTATCTTTCTTCTTTTCAGCCTCAGCAGCCATAGCCTGTACATTAAGAATTGTGTTCTTTCTGTTATTCACAGTTACCACTAAGTCATCAGTAATACGAACCATAGGTAACTGGTTTGTAATCTTCATTGATATGTCTATTACTTTAAAATCTGTCTTTGCCATTATTCAAATTCTCTCTTTCTTTTTTATTCTGTATATGGAATGTATGTTGGTTTTCCATCTGACTGTGCTTCCCATTCAAGTGCATCAATGCTTGTTGAGTCTCCTCCAAGGGAAGTTACATTTATAACTGCTGGGATAAGAAGCTGGTCAAGGTTTGGGAAAATAATTGAAACCCAGGTATTACATTCCTGTCCTGTCTTTAAAGCCAGGCTTGCGATATAATCATTACCTTCATCACCATAATTACGCTTACCACCCATAGTCATACCCAATGATTTACCTGTTGTAAGTCTTCTTGTCCAGCCTGCCTGATCCATTGGATTCCATTCCTCAATAGTTCCATCCACGGATATGCTTAAGCTCTCTGCATCTTTTACAACCTTTGTTTCTACTGTTTCCGGTGTATCTGTGCTCTTTCTTCCTGTTATGCATACACCGAACTGAATTGTATGCACCGGATTAACGCCAGTAAGAGGTGTTGCCCCTGCATTATATCCAGCTAATTTAGTATTCTGTGCCATACCTTTACCTACCTTTCATAATAAATATCTAATTCTATTACACTCTCAAAGATACCTTTATCATCTGTCCCTACATCCACAGGTCCATCAACCTGCATTTTAGTGAATAGCAGCTTTGTATCATTGATTATTTTATTGTTGGTGTCTCTAAGCATATTATAGAGCTGTTCTGCTGCCTTCTCGGTGTCTCTGACACTTGTATTCCAATGAACTAATATACTTATAGACTTAATACGATAAGAGCTGTTATTTAAGCCTCCTACAGCAGTCTGTGGTGGTCTTTGTCTGTTAAGATTATATACTCCTATGCTCTTATCTTTTTTATTGTCAAGCTTGCCGCAATATACATTATCATTGTCTGCAATGCCAAGACCTGCTATATAATCTCTTACATCACCTATTCCTAACATCATAACCCCGCATTCTTTTTATACAGCTTTGAAAAAGCATTCTTGGCAAAATCCTGTTTCTTGCCACCTTTAAGGTAGTCATCAAGCCATCTGCCTTTAGCATTTGCATTTCCTTCATGTTTCTTACCGCTTTCATCTGTCCATGGCGTCTGATGGAAATTATATTCCGGATGGTAATATAATCTTCTTGCCTGCGGTGCTGATGTTGATATGATAACCTTGCCATTTACAGCTTTTGAAATACCATTAGTTACTGTCTGTCCATTTTCATAAGTGGCAGTTTCACTCTTTCCTGCAATAATATGCGTACTTTCTCCCTGCAATTTACCTGTATCTCTTGGTATTACCTGACTTTGCACAACATCCGTGTGTATAGCTTCCGCTGTCATTTCTAATGAAGTCGCTGCTGCTGCCGTAAGTTTCCTTACCATAGGCATATTAAGTTTTACTGTTGATTTAACATTCTTTGTCATTACATCACATCCAATCTCACATAATTTACTGTTCCATCAGGATTACGGCATTTTGTACCCTTGTATATATGCCTTGTTTCGCCAAACACCGTTATCTCACCCTTAGTAATAAGAGGCAGTTCTGGTGCAATATCACCAGGTATTAAGGCACAACCCTCAAGCTGTATAAGCTTCTGTTCTGCTGTGAGCACCGTCTTTCCACTGTCTTGATAGTTGCATAATCCGTCCCATACCACAGGGTCTAACTGCTCCCCATATACGTTTTGACCTTCCTGCTCTATCTCAATATGTACTTCTGTTTTACAGAACTGCTTTAATACTAAACAAGGATATTTCATACTCACACCCCCAGACTTAAACAGCAGAAGCCTGTCTGACAAAGTACCTGATATGTATCACGCTTTACAGCAATTCCATTCTGCACAAGAACATTCCAACTGCTGCCAAACTGCATAGATACTCCATTTACAGCATAATTCTGCAAGACACAATTAATCATATCTTCATTCTCATACTCAAAATCAGCCATATCACAGCATACATCTATAATTATTGCCTGCTGGAACTCTGTCAGATTATCAAAGCCTCTTGAAGTTATGCGATTAAAAGTAAGCGAGTCGATGTGTCGGCTCGCCTGCTTTAATCTTCGTTCTATCTGTTCATCCGGGATAAGATTATGCTCGCTCAGGTACTGTTCTTTACTTGCATATACCATAGGCTCACGCTTCAATATCTTCTGCAGGATCTACATCAACGAATACAGAATCAACCTTACCATCCTTGCCATTAGGGAATACAAATGTATCACTTAACTGGCGATTCTGATAAAGATATCCGTCTCCTTCTGTATGTGCTCCTGGTGCGAAGAAATAAATAGATGAAATCTTAGGTACTGTCTTACATGTCTGTCCACATGCGACAAGTACATTAATCTTGCGTGAGCCCTGAACAGTTTTTTCATAATATGTGGCTATATTAGTCTTTGTAGGCTTTGCCACAACTGTATAAGTGCTGTCGCTCTTAGTGTAGTATGTCTTTCCTTCTGCCACATCTGTATCTGTTGTTATGGCATACTTTGACTTAAGCGGAGCAAAGCCGCCCTCTGCAACATCCCAATCGAATCTGTCATAGAATCTTTCATCATCCACAACTTCCATAAGTGTCACACCATCAATATCAGTTACACGTGTTTCAATGCCAAGACCACCTTCTGCAATCTGTGTCATTTCAATCTTACGTGTAAACTCCTTTGATACCTCAAGCTTATCCATAATGTCAGAAGATACATACATAATGAGGCTTCCATTTGCCTTATATCTTCTAAGCTTGCCTGCTGCCAGAATATGCTTAAGCTTAGCAAATACATTCTCTGATGTATATTCTGTGGAAGCTGTTTCAGTATGATATAATTCTGTCTTCTGTGCAGCCTGTGCTACCTTACTGAAAAATAATGCATCTGTCTCTGGTACTACCTGTGTCTGTTCAAATATGTGTGAAATATTCTGAATAGATGCTGTCTGATTTGTTTCATCAACATCTGCCTTATCAACCATAAACTGTACATCTCTGTCATGTGTTACTGTGTAAGGAACATCTTTCTGGTTATATTCTCCTGTGTTCCATCCACCTGATCTCTTATGGTTCTTATAACCACTTACACTCATCTGTGTAAAATGGAAAGTCTTTGCATCTAACCATCTGACATTGTTTGTGATAAATGGTGATGTAAGTGTGCCCTGAATAAGAATTGCTAATAATTCAGGACTCCACTGTTCTGCATAATTTAAATTTGGCATATTATTTTACCTTTTTAACCTTTCTTAATTGAATCTATTCCATCTCTTTGTAGGAACATTTACATTGCTACCTGCAGAAGACTGCTGTCCATTAGTCTGCTGCCCTGCGCCAATCTGGAATCCAGCATTATTCTCCGTACTTGGCTTAAGTGCAGGTACATCCTTTAGAACCTGTTCAATTGCAGCTTTAACATTGTCCTCTGATATCTTTCCATCTGTACCCTTTGCCTTACTGAAATCAGCCATCTTAAGCACGTATTGTACTGTCTTGGCATTAATACCAAGTGTCATTGCTACCTGTGTAGCCGCAAGCTCTATACGAGCCTGTTCAGCATCTTTCTGTGCCGCTGCCACTTCGTTCTGAAGACTAGCGTTAGCGTTCTGCTGCTGTTCTACCTGCTGCTGTTTATTCTGCTTAAATGTTGCAATAGCCTGGCTTACTTCCTCCTCGGATAGTCCCTGCTGCTGGAAATAGCTTTTAAGCACAGCATTTTCTTTCTTGGCAGTTGCGGTGTCTAACATACTCTGTATTTTGTCATAGTCAATTCCAGCCGCCTGCTGATTGTTCTGACCACCTTGCTGTCCTGCCTGTCCATTATTGTTACTTCCAGCGTTCTGGTCGCCGTTACCATCTCCGCCCTCAGCGAAGAACTGTAAATTAATAGGTAATGTCTTTCTCATACCTGTCTCCTTTCCGTTTACCGCCCGTCGGCATTTTCCTAAAGTTTAGTGCCATTAAGTTTTGGGCATATAAAAAGGACACCCATTACTGAGTGTCCCTGATATTGATATTAAATTGTGTTTATGCAAAAGCTATATCAAGCATCTTAATTATCATATCCGCTGCTCTTTCTGCTCTTGCATTGTAAATCTTATAATCTGGGTTATGTATTAAATCACCCTCTCCTTTATGTATGAAAGTGTGTGCCAATATATAAGCTAATTCATAATCTACTTCCTCTAATGTCATATTACTTTTCATTCCTATCTTATTACCATTCGGATAGCTTGGAGAGGCTTTAAAGTCATAGCTTCTTATCTGCATATTATTCTGTTCTGCAAGCTGTGTAAGCACCTTGAATATTAAAATTGGATTTTTCATTGTAACCTTGTTAAATGGCTTCTGCGATTTTATTATCTCTGTACTCTTTTCCTTTGCTCTGAAATAAAAGTCTACCAGATAATCATATACTTGCCACGCTTTATCTGTGTTAAGTGATTTGGCGTGAAGGAGTGCTCCTTTTTCTGTCCAAAAATACACTTTTGACACATAATGTAACTCCCCCTCAAATTGAGGACTAGCTTTTAGTTTTTTCATTTCCTGCCCCTCAATAAGAATGTAATGTTTTCCAAGAATATATTTATCTTTATTTCTTGAAAAATTATTATTTATAACTTTTTGTGTAGTAGTATATGCTTCAGCTAATTGACGTGTAGTTAATACTTTAATTCCTTTTACTTCTAATGTCTGTGGTAATTCCATTTTAAAATTCTCCTTTCATAATTACCTTGAAAGAAAATTGTTGTCTGCCAATAAGTCAAGTGTTTTATTGACATTTCCATTGTCTTATGATATGTTAAATGTGTACTTAGGTACAAACTCTAATGAGCGTATAGCTTAATGGATAAAGCAATTGTCTAACTAACAATCAGATGCGGGTTCGAGTCCCGCTACGAAAACAACAAGCATCCTGATGAGGATGCTTTTATTTTTGTTTTCTTGACGAATTATACATTTCATAATTTAGTTTTATATTCTTCTCTATAGCACCCACAGCTTATTTGCTATGCGTGCTTATTAACTAATATTAAATTGTGTTGCACCGGTGCAACTTGGGTATAAAAATACCACCAATCTCTCGACTGGTGGCTGTTAACTGCTTATATATAGTATGAAGAAACTATTTGATTTCTGCATAATCACTTATCTTACCCACATTATATTCATTTATACCAAGTGCATCACTTGATATATAAATACACCTATATTAATAATTAAGAGGTTTACCTGCTTTTATCCATTCTTCAAATGTTATATCTTTAGGTAAAATTTTCCAATTCTGTAAAACTTTAAATGTTGTTCTATTATTTTTTTCTATTTCCTCATCAGTTCTCTTCGGTGGATTTATAAATCTCTCACGCTCTTCTTTTGTTAATTTTTGTTTTTCCTCCTCCGTAAAATTAACTTCACTAAGTTCCATCCTAAGTTTAAAACATTCTTCTGGAGAAAGTTCTTTTCCTCTTTGCATTTGCTCTGCTTCTGGTAGTAAAAGCCATTCTCTTGCTGTTAACTTCATTTAATCCGCCTCCTCTAAAAGAATATGCCAAATCTCCCCGACTAATATTTTTGAAATAACTTTAAATTTACTATTTCGCTCATAAAGGACTTCATTTTCATTTAAGCCAATAGAACTTATATCTCGCCCATTTTTTGTATTTTGTATATAAATTTTTATTTTTGCTAAATCATTATATCCTTCTGTCTTTGATGTACTCCAGTATTGTTTAATTGTTATTATTGTTCCTTCAACATATTCACTTACAAATTCTTTAATTCTATCTTGCTCATCCTTCCTGTCAGAAAAATCAACAGTTCTTATTAAATCCCCATTGAATTTTGATATTTTTGACAGTGCTGCATCTAAATTGTTTACAAGTTGTTTATGTTCTGATTTTAAATTTGATAAATCATTTGCATTTCTTAAAACATCATTTATAATATATGCTTCAAAGCTCTTATATTGTGTAACTGCTTGTAATTCTTTATCTGATAAATTCATTATATCATTCTTATGTAATTCCTCAATATGTTTTTCAGAACTACCATTAAATAATATACTTTGCTCCCACTGTTCCTTTCTAGCCGCATACATTTTCTGATTATCCGGGTCTAATGAGTACTTAGCCAACCTGTCAAACTTCTCAACCATCCTGCCTGCATATTGCTGCTTCTGATCCTGCTTGTAATCTTCATTGACCTTTTCTAACTCTTCCTTGGTAAACTTACTGTCTGGCTCTTCATCCAGCTCAGGGAAATATGTTGTATGTACGTCTTTGCAATTATTAAGTTCTGTTGTACCAGTACAACAGAGTATAAAAATACCACCAATCTCTCGACTGGTGGCTGTTATTTGTTTTCTTTTACTTCTGCTTTACCTTCATTATTGCCTTCTGCTTTTATTGGTCCTTTTTCCAATAATGCAATCAATTCATCTATTGTCATTCCCGGTTTTCCGTCTAATATACCATCCATTAAAATACCTCCTACCTAAATATTACCCTCTCTGTATACCAACAGAATAGCATTTTTTCAAAAACAAATCAATACTCTTATCAATATTATTCCCACATTTTTCCTGACACTCTCTCATCAATTCAACCGTTCCATTATAATCAAAATGTTCGCCTTTTGAAATATATCGTACATGTCCTTGGTTTGTCACAATGGTCATAGTTTTTATTGTGTCGTGTCTCATAAATACTCCAATATCATTTGCTGAAAAATCTGTTAATCCAGGATGGTTGTGACATAATACCAAAGACTTATCTTTTGCCGAATGCAATAAATGAAACATATCTGAATCAGAATATACATCTACCTCATGCCTTCCACCTTTTATAAATTTAGTTTTTTTATTTGTTATTAAATCTACTACACATGCAACTTCATTACTGTTATTTTCTTCTCTTGCAACTTTAAGTAAGTCCTTATGTACTTCTTTTATAAATTTATTATTATCAGAAGTAAAGCCCTTAGGATTAATTTCATTTACTTTATCTATTGCCTGCTCCGTTATTATAACCTTTTTGCCTCTATTTTTCTGTTTTAATACTTCATTTTCCCACTGTCCCTTCTTGACCGCATACATCTTCTTGTTGTCCTTGTCTAATGAGCACTTTGACAACCTGTCAAACTGCTCAACCATCCTGCCTGCATATTGCTGTTTCTGGTCCTGCTTGTAATCTTCCTTGACCTTTTCTAATTCTTCCTTGGTAAACTTACTATCTGGCTCTTCATCCAGCTCAGGGAAATATGTTGTATGTACGTCTTTGCAATTAGGTCGTCAAGGATGGTAAAGACCCGCTGCTATTGCCGAAGACATTAACGGATAATTACCATCACTTGCATCACCTCCACTCCACACATCATCTATCAGCACCTTTCCAACAAATGGAAGGCACTTAGGACAGGCATTAGCACGCTTATTCATAATAACTGTACTAATTCCCCAAGACTGTCTCATTTCTCCCTCTCCAGTTAGATATGCACGCTTGCTGGCTGTCTGAATAGCCATTCTGGCATAATCTTTTACTGTATGCCTGCTGCCATTCGCATATTCAATACAGTTAATACCAGCTTTAAGAAAATCTCTTGTAGCCATATCAACTGCTTTCTCATATGTTCCTGCACCCGTATTCGCATACACCTGAGCATTGAATATTATCTGCCGGTATTTATCCTCCGACATTCTTAACATAGAATGTTCAGCTCTAGTAAAATCCGCCTTTGTGGCTTTTATAAGTGCATCTAACTTCCTGGTATTTAATTTAAAAAAAGCACCCTCAGTGCCCTGTGACACTTTGGATGCTTTAAGCCCTTTTTTAATTGCCCTTAATATCTTCTGTTCCTGCTCTGTACCGCCTGCCTGCCTGGCAGCGTATATCATTGCATCTATCGAATCATTGATATTACTGAATGACTTTTTAAACTTCTTTTTGTTTTCAGCCTTATATCTCTCCAACGCCTTTATCTGTTCCACCTGCCATTGTGTCCAGTTAAATCCCTCTTTAGTCTCTTCTGCCCTGTGGCCGTCAAGATTCCGTATCATTGAAGCTATCAGCTCATCTTCTATAGCTCTAAAGGCTTTCTCTATGTCATAATCTGTGTTAAGTGCCATAAGTTACCTCACTTGTTATCAAAACCTGTGAAACTGTTATCAGCGCCATCAACTGTGAAGCCATCTGCCTGCATATTAAGTGCCGGCTCTTCCATATCAGATATACCCTGTTCAGCCTTAAGCCTTGCAATCTCTTCCTGCTTCCATTCATCATCCTTGGTATCTCCATACAGCTCATCAACAGATGCCTCTATGCTCATAATACCGCCCTGCTTAGCCTTGCTGACTGTCTCAACCTGGCTCTCAAAACTAGGATTCGCATACTCGCCAAATGTCACATCAATATCTATATCCTTAATTGGTGTCTTATGAAATGTATCCATAGCCTTAAATACTATATCTACAAGCTTTGGAAGCACCTTCTGCAACTGTCCTACAATGTTATTTCTGCTATATAATGTTGCTTTTTCCTTTTCTCTCTGTGCTTCCGCATTATCCAGCTTCTTAACATCTATACCCAGCGTTGATGGACTCATAATACCTTGTAAACAGAGATCTAATGCTGTTATATATGTTGCAAGGTAGCTTTCGTGGGGAATATTACCCTGTACTAGGTCTATTTTATTAGTTTGTCCCTCTTTCATACTTGCCTCTGTACTTATATAAGCATTATCAAAGGCATTGGGCTTTAAAACCTTTCCTGTGTACGGATTTCTTGGGAGCATATTTTCTGGAATGTATTCCTTTGTTCTGTTTTTCCTTAAGGCATCCATCCACTGTGACCAAGCCTCATCTAGTGCATCAAAATTATCTATTTTGGCATCAAATATGCTCTTGCCTCTTCCTTTATATCTGGCTGATTTATAAAACATCATAGGAACTGCCATAATAAAATTGTCATTCCATACTACATCTGAAAGCCCTGCAAGCTCAGGCACTGTATCCAGAGGGCATTCCTTGTCTCCATTTACAAGCTTATATCTAACATATCCTATTCCATAATGCTCAAGAAGAACATATTCCCTTGTTCCACTATGGTGCACTGTCTTAAAAATGATTTCTCTTACCCTGCCACGGTCTCTTATAATTTCTATCTTATCTCCCGGATAAAATTCTATTATTGGATATTGGCTTAAGGTTGTATCAAAAGATATTTTAAATGCTCCATCTCCTATATAAAGTGCTTCTATAACTGCCTGTTTTACCAGCTCTATAAAATCATTTTCTTCTGCAATCTTGTCCCATTCTTCCTGTCTGCTGCCAGTGTCTATTAAATTCATATCATCAGCAACTATACTCGCCAGCATATCACACAGCATAGCTGGCAAGCCAACGTGTATTTTTCTTATCTCTAACCCCGCTGTACTTGTTGCAGACCAGAACCTTGTCTTGTCACCATCTATCTGGCTGTATAACTGTGACAGTTCTTCACTTTCACCTCTGTACCATATCTGGTTCTTTATGGCATTTCCCTCATAATCAAGAGTTTCCTGTATGCTTATGGATCCATTAACAGCCGGCTGTATACGCAGCCACGTCCTTATTCCTGTTCTTACCTTTTCTGCCATACTTGTAAATATGTTCACCTCACTCACACTCCTATGTCTTATTCTCTATTCCTATCTTGTCGCGATAAGGAATCCAGCCATACTGTACACTGTTTACCATATGGTCGTTACCGTCCTCTGGCTCACAGTCCTTATCCTCCAGCCACGAATACGCCTCTAATTCAGTCTTGTAATTCGTACAGGTATCGACAATATAAAAGCTTGGCTCTCTGCCCTTCTTATCATTAAAGGACATCCAGCCAAGCTGTAGATTAATTCTGTCTATTATAGTTACGTTCTTATACGCATTATTAAATATATACCGGCAGTCAATATGTTCTCTTTTATACTTTGCAAACTCTGTTATTGTCGCCTGGTCTGCATTATCAACGAACACATTCTTTGCCATTCCGCCCCATTCTTTTCTGTTGCGCTCCAGAAAATCAATGTAATTCCTTACCGTATCAGACGGGGCTATTGGAATATCAAGTTCTGCATTGTTATACACCTTTTCATCCAGCACTATCAACTTACCCTTGTTGGTTATTCCTGCAAATGACATTGCAATAGTATCTGGACTCTTGGTTGAATAAGCTGTATCTAAGCCACTGGTAAATATTGTAAAATATTCGTCCTGTGTTACATCAACTTCACATCTGATGTATTCCTTAGCCTGCTCTTTGGTAAGAATATGCCTATTGCAGAAATTAGAAAAGACAAGGCCAGTTGCCTTGCCTCTTAATCCTAATATCTTATTCTTGTGTATCTTAGTACCAGGCGGATAACTCAATTCCTTCTGTTTTATCTTCTCAGGTGTCATAGATATATTATCCGTCATCTTGAAAAACCAATATACCCAATTTTTAATAGGCTTACATTCATTCAGATCTTTCCATATTTCTTCTGGCACATCTGCTTTATACTTATCAATCGGTCTTGCGTGGTTAATATACTCGCTATATATAGGCAGTGTAGGCGTATCTGGATTGAGCGTTCCTACAAAGTATTCAGAACGTCCGAATATCTCTCGTATGAAGTCTATATTAGCTGTGTTGCACTCATCCACCCATACACATCCAAACTGGCTTCCAAGTGCGTTTTTCCACTTACTGACATTATCGTAACCCAGAACATATATTATCTTTGCACTACCTGTTTTGAATTTAATGTGCGGAAGTTTATTCTCTTTATCACCGTTACCACAGTATTCCAGATTAGGAAATATCTGTAACAATCCCATATCTGCATTTATGATATTCTTCTCAATTACACCTGTTGTATTACCTGCAATAACGTGCAGTTTCATATCTGACTCAACTACATTCATAATAAACTTAACGGCAACAGTTGTTGTCTTTCCTGATGCCGTAGACCCTTCAAGGAACTCTGCTCTTGCAGGAGTATCTATGTAGTCCCAGTATTTATCACTTAGAAGCATCTGGCTCACCCCTTGCTTTACGCTGTGCTAATAGCTCTGCGAGTTCATTTTTAGCTGTATCATTTACATTGGCTTCTATTCTCTCAATAGGATTAAGTCCTGCTCTATCCATTAGATCCTTTGCCGCAAGATATGCAACCATCTCATTTTTTGAATTTAGTAATTTTTCCTGCTTTCTAAACGCTTTAGGGGCAGCATATTGCAGGCTTGAGCGCATCATTCTGTTGTATTCGTTGCGGAATTCTTCGTTATTTTTCTTCCAGTCACATATCGTTTTAGGAGAAATGTTAATTGCCTCTGCAATTTCTTTGTCTGTTAATTCGCCCTGAACCATTAATTCCAGGCACTTTATCTGCTTTGGTTTCATTTCTTATGTACCCCCTTTCTATTAACATTTATTAACATTTTTTATTTTCTCTTACTTAAGCACAATAAAAGGTACTGACAGCTTAATGCCAGTACCTTTTAGAGGTGGATAGTTCTCATATTCGGAGTAATATTGTCAGTTCTTACTGACTCTATCTGAGAAAATTTATTCGTACTATATGCTAGTCCGTGGTTCAACATTTCTCTTTGTTTGTTCCAGTTTATATATTAACACAGAAAAAGCGGACAAATCGGACAAACTTCAAATTTCTTTTAAAAATCTCTCTATAGCTTTTCTGCAACTTTCTTCTGTGTGATGTTTTCCCATTCTCTGTGCCACCTGAATCCAGGTTAAATCATCAAGAAATCTATACTCAATCATTCTTCTTATTCTGCTATTTTCAATTTTTTCTATAAATTCCTCAACTTCATTTGTTATCTCTAATAATTTTATTTCATACTTTTGTAACTGACTCTCTCTTGCTATAAGCAATGTCCTTTTCCTGCTATACTCAGGATATGGATATCCCTCTATCTTATAATGCTGTATACCTCCATCCCCACCTGTAACAGAATCAATTACACTCATTTGCTCCTTTTCCATTTTCTCAATCTCTCTTATTAACTTATCTCTTCTTGTTCTTATGTAATCATATTCCTGTTTTATGTCACAATACTGTATTAACGCTTCCCGAATATCTGCTGCCATATCTCTTTACTTCCCTTCTCATTTTTATAATTTTCTTGCACAATATATATATCTATGATACAATACATATGTTCTGTTTTTGAGAAAGGAAGCTGACAGCGTGGTGAGTTTGGCTATCAGCTTCTCTTTTTTTATGTGATATTATTTTGTAATGAATAAGTATTTGTTAATAGTTCTATTTTTCTTTTATCTCTTGTATCTCTACATTTTTCACGCCTCCCTTTTTACCATTTTCTATATACAAGCTCATCCTCATTCCATTCCGGATAAAGCTCCTGCAAATACTGTCTGAATATCTCCAACATCTCCTTTCTCTTTCCTTGATTTCCATTGTCTAACATATTGTGGTGGAACTGGCATCCTATAGCTCCATTCTGCGGTATTCCTAAGCCTCCTCTTGACCTTGGTATATAGTGCATAACGCTTAGTATTTGCTGTGAATACCACGTTGAACCCTGCATATTGTATTTCTTAATGCAGAAAATACACTGGCCGAAGTCTCTTGCATAGATTTCCTTTCTTGCTTTTTCTAAGGTTTTATTTTTCTTCTCTGCCTGTTTAAATTCATGTTTCAAATACGAATATGAATTAATACATCCCACATCATCGTTTTCACCAGGAGTAGAAGTAAAAAATACCTTACACGATTTCGTACCATTTGTATTTTGTTTATACGGTGTACAATTACAAGAACTTTGATCATTACCTGAACGCCTACAAGCACTCCCTGCTGTACGCAATGCAGTCTTATCTCCAACAACAAAGATAACTGCAGATGAAGCATTAATTTGTCTGTTAAATTCTTGTTTTAAATCGCATATGCGGCAATCAGGATCTTTTGAAACGCTCCCTGATGCCACTTTAGACATATCGATAAAATCAACCTTGTGAAAATTATCACTCCCCCATTTGTTCAACTCTTCAACAACATCACGATCACCATCATATTCTGCATAATCTGCACTTATATATACTTGTTTACTCATATTGTTTTATCCCCCTTTTTGTTATTAGCACTCT